CTAAGCGCTTTGTTGGTTTAAGTAGAGCTGAAAGAAGAATGTCTGAAGAAGTAGAACAGCTCGACGAGATGTCTGCTCCAGATAGATTTCAAGATTATCATAATGAGTCCGCCAAGCTTTTAAAAGGTATTCATAAAGCCCTGTCTACTCATTATGATGCACATAAAAAAGACGCTCACTGGGGACATGTAGGTGATATTCGCCACTATCACGATCAGTTAAGAGACATTCATGATCGTTTACATGAGCAGGGTGAATATGCTAAATCATTGAAAACAAGATTAGGTGAAAGTGTTGAAGAAGTAGAAGAAAAAGAAGATCAACATTACTGTGCCAAGCATGTATACTCTAATGTATATGGTGAAGGTGTAGTATTAGAAGGTCAACATGCAGACCCAGATGAAGACGGAAACATTGAGTGGTATGTAGTAGAGTTTGCTGAAGGGCCTAAAAAAGTCTATACAGAAAAACTAGAAATTATGGTGGCTGAATATCACAACAACCATAAAAAGAAGAGAATGACAAATGGCTGAAAAACGAATTTTAAAAATTACTAAGCGCCAAGCCGCTGTAGCCATCTTAGGTACAGGTAACGCTACTATTTCGATTTATGAGTTAGCGCATCCAGGTCCCAATGCAACTACCGACACACAGGTGGTTACACCTGCAAACGTTTCTCTTACCATCTCAGATATCTCTTACGATGTCGGTAACTCAGCTAACATTAAGAGAGGTGGTAACTTAGTATTTGCATGCAGCGCAGGATCCGGTGAACATAATTTAACTGATAGCTTAGGTGTTGTATTAAATGATCAAGCTAATGCTAACGTAGAAGTTAATCTGGGTGCTATCGAAGGTACTATGATTATTCAGTTTACTAAGGGTGCAGGCTACAACGATCGTAATCTGCAGAATCAAGGACCTGGAGTGGATCCATACTAATGAAACTAATTAAAGAGATTTCTCAAGAACTTAAGTACCTTACCGAGGCATCAGAAAACGGTAAGAAGGGTATCTTTATTGAAGGTATCTTTATGCAGGCCGATAAAGAGAATAAAAACGGTCGCCTGTATCCAAAAGGTATCATGGAAAAAGAATTACAAAGATATCAATCGCTTATTAGCGAAAAAAGATCTTTAGGGGAATTAGGTCATCCACCTAACCCTACCATTAACCTAGATAAAGTCTCGCATCTAATTACTAATTTAAGGTTTGAAGGTAACGATATCGTCGGTAAAGCTAAAATTTTAGATACACCGATGGGTAAAATTGCTCAGAACTTTATTGAAGAGGGTGTAAGACTAGGTGTTTCTTCTCGCGGACTTGGTTCACTAAAAGAAAGAAACGGTATTAACGAAGTACAAGATGACTTTCATCTAGCTACAGTTGATATCGTGGCTGATCCTTCTGCTCCTGATGCTTTTGTTCAAGGCATTATGGAATCATCAGAATGGATTTTAGAGAACGGTGTGTGGAAAGCTGTGGATGTTGAGCGTGCACAGAGAAAAATTAAAAATGCCTCTAAAGCTAGTTTAGCAGAAGCTAAATTACAGGTTTTCGAGTCATTTTTAAATAAAATCAAATAACTCAACCTTATAAATAATATCGTTAAAACGAACTCTTAGGAGAAAAACGGATGTCAGTCGAAAACAAAATTAAAGAGTTGCTAGATCGTGCAGGTCATAAGCAATCACAGCTGACTGAAGAATCTAAAGAAGACCTTACTACAAGCGGCATAGCTGAACATGTCTCGTGACACATCAAAGGCAGGTAAAGCTGCTAATGCAGGGGACACTACTCAACCTAAGCAAGGTTCTTCACAAGATGCTTCTTTCACTGAAATGGATGAAGATGAGCCAAATATTGGTTCAAAAAGCGCTTCTTCTGTTTCTAAAGACACTACTCTTCCAAAGTCAAAAGGTGACGCTAAGTCAGTTAGAACACCAGCTATGGAAGAAGAGGAAGTCGACGGAGAGACTATTACTGAAGATGAAGTTGATGTTCAAAGTCAACTTAATTCTATCTTTGGTGAAGAGCTTTCGGAAGAATTCAAAACTAAAGCTACTTCTATTTTCGAAGCAGCAGTTATTGCTCGTGTAAACAACGAGATGGAAAAAGTAACTGCTAAATTAGAAGAGCAAAACGCTGAGCAATTATTAGAGTTTAAAGAAACTATCGTTGAAAAAGTTGATAGCTATTTGAACTACGTTGTTGAGCAGTGGATGGAAGAAAATCAACTAGCAGTTGAATCAGGTTTAAGAACTGAAATCGCTGAAGAATTTATGAGCGGTCTAAAGAATCTCTTCAAAGAGCATTACATTGAAGTACCTGAAGAAAAATATGATGTACTTGGTGAGCTACAGTCAAAAACTGATGAGCTAGAAGCCAAGTTGAACGAAGCAATTGAAGGTAATATTGCTGCTTCAAAAGAATTAGCGGAGTTAAAGGCTGCAAAGATTATTGAAGAGCAAACCAAAGGTCTCGCCGACACAGAAGTAGAGAAGTTAAAGAAGTTAGTTGAAGGCGTGGATTTTGAGAATGAAGAGCTATATCGTGAGAAAGTTGGTGTAATTAAGGAAAATTATTTCCCTAAAGCTCCTAAAAATTCACCTGAGAAAGTTTTAGTTGAAGAGAGTGCTGCTAATGGTAACTCATCTTTTTCTTCAAACGATCCTATGGCTAAATATATGTCGGCTATTTCCAGGTCAGTCAAAACTCGTTAATCTATAAATAATAAAGATTTTTCCAAAAGGAGAAGGTAATGTACCTATCAGAACAATTACAGGAAAAGTGGGGCAAGATCCTTGATCACGAAGCTCTTCCTGATATTAAAGACAATTACAAAAGAGCAGTTACCGCTGTTCTTTTAGAGAACCAAGAGAAAGCACTCACCGAAGATCGTCAGATGCTGGCTGAATTAGCTCCTGCTAACTCGATCGGCGACGGTACTACTGGTGTTGCTAAGTATGACCCAATTCTTATCGGTTTAGTTCGCCGTGCAATGCCTAACCTGATGGCATATGACATTTGCGGTGTTCAGCCAATGACTGGTCCTACAGGCTTAATCTTCGCAATGCGTTCGGTTTACGGCAACACTCGTGCTGCTGCAAGCTTGTCGGAAGCATTGTTTAACGAAGCTGAAACGGATTTCTCGTCTTCGTCCTACTCTTCAGAATTAGCTAGCTCGGGTACTCCATTAAATGGTACTCACGCTGGTAATAACCCAGTAGATGGTTCTTATACTACCGGCGGTGGTATGACTACAGCTCAGGGTGAAGCATTAGGTGATGCAGATTCTAACGCCTTCGGTCAAATGGCATTTGCTATTGACAAGACTACGGTTACTGCTCGTACCCGTGCTCTGAAAGCTGAATACACTCTGGAACTCGCACAAGACTTGAAAGCAGTTCATGGTCTTGACGCTGAGTCGGAGTTGTCGAACATCCTCTCTCAAGAGATCATGTTTGAAATCAACCGTGAAGTTGTTCGTACCATTTACAAAGTTGCTAAGCCAGGTTCGCCTGCTACCGCTACTGCTGGTACCTTCAACCTTGACGTTGACTCGAACGGTCGTTGGTCTGTTGAGCGCTTCAAGGGTCTGTTGTTTAACATCGAGCGTGATGCTAACCACATTGGTCAAGATACTCGTCGTGGTAAGGGTAACTTCATCGTCTGTTCGGCTGACGTTGCTTCGGCTCTTTCGATGGCTGGCGTTCTCGATTACGCACCTGCATTATCGACTAACTTGAACGTTGATGACACTGGTAACACCTTCGCTGGTGTTCTGAATGGTCGTTATCGCGTTTACATCGATCCATATTCGGCTAACTTAGGCGCTGCTTCGCAGTTCTACGTTGTCGGCTACAAGGGTACTTCGCCTTATGACGCAGGTATTTTCTACTGCCCATACGTTCCTCTGCAAATGGTTCGTGCAGTTGATCCTAAGAGCTTCCAGCCAAAGATCGGCTTCAAGACCCGTTATGGCATGATTGCTAACCCATACGTTACAACCAACGCTAACAGCGCTGTTGCGGATACTGATACATTTACAGCTAACCGCAACCAGTACTATCGTCGTACTAAGGTTGTTAACTTGATGTAATTTGACTCTGCGGGGTCAAAATTAAGCCGACGCAGATCGGTATTAGAGGGAGCGAAAGCTCCCTCTTTTTTATGGATAAATATATGAAACTACATTAAAATAGAAT